CGGGGTTAATCAGTGGGTTAGTGACTGTCATGTTCTCAAAGTCAATCGTATAGCCTATCTTTGACACACCCCACGGGCATAAGAAAGCGTCCAGTAATGTGCGCTTGTCTTGTGCCAACTGCCCTGTCTCACGATACCAGTAGTCGCTAATCTTAGCAACAAACTTTTCCTGTCCAATACCCTCCTTATTAAAGGGGGTAATATTGAACTTAGGATCGTGTGCGGCTATGTTAGACACACTTTGGTCTATCCACCCGTATATAATGTTGGTCTTAATACGGGTAGCAGGGTCAGAAGACAAAGCCATGTCTTCCATATCTCGCTCTCGCTCTGTTGCTGCTTGCATGTTATACTGATCAAGCAGAATCTGCGAGGCTTCAAAGAAAGGTCGGTAGTAGTCGGTTGCATGTTGCAAGCGTCTACGCCACCACTCTAATCTTCCGTCATTATCTTTTGGATAGGATACTGGCATAATTTAAATATGGCACATGGTTTTGAGGTATGTCAAGTACAAATAATTCTTGGTAGTTACAGCAAACTACTGTAATGTTCCTCGTAGGGGATAGGTTCGTGGTTGCCTACGATGGGAGCTTCCCTTACCGTCCGCTTTCCCTGCTTACGCAATGTTGATCTGTGCATCAACTCCTCAAAGGTATATGACCTTGCTCCCCACGGACTTTCTTCATCTGGCAATGGCTTGCCGGGGGTTAGCTCTTCTAACATTATACCTAATAAAGAAAAACAGTCAACCTCGTCATCATGCCTACCCGCTGGGAATGCAGTAAGCGTCTGTATGACTTCATGTGCCCAATTTTTGCCTTTAGGGAACAGGACCATGCCCTGCTGCGCCCTACCCTGTATAGACCTAGCCCTTACCGTCTTATCTCTGCTCGGTGTATACTGCTTCCTAAAGCAATAAGCTCCACGCTCCTTCATGCGCTGCGAAAGGTAGGGACCGACAGAGTTCAGTATCTGACCTCGCTCTTCGCCCCACTGCGTCACCTTCCACTTTTTCATCAAATCGATGACAGCCTCTATCCAATCTTGAGGCTTAGCTCTCCTTTTCCATACATCTACTACATAGATACGGTCGTAAGGGTCTACTCCAAACACAATATGAACAGTGTAGTCAGCACCAGATCTCTCTGAAGTAGCGTAATCACTCGTCCCGTAAAATCTAAGAGTTGTATGGGAAGGTAAGTGTTCATACGTGTCAAACCAATCTACATGGAAAAAAGAACCCTCTGCGCGAGTAGGCTCCTGTTGATACAAGGCATGATACTCTCGTTCCCCTAAAACACTACGAATTTCTTTGAGTGATTTCTTATTATACCACTCTGGCCATAGTGCCTCGCCCTTTTTGCGGCCGATAGGGTCATCGTCCATAGCTTCAGCAGAAAGACGCAACACTTCCCAGTCATCCAAATCATCACTATCCTCCGTCTGCTGTATCAAACGACCACTAAGGTCATCGTCATGCCACCTCGTCTGGATAACAATAATCTTTGCATTGGGCTGTAGTCGAGTAAAAGCTGTAGACCGGAACCAACCCCAGACGCGCTCCCTCTCTGCTAGAGAATCAGCATCTTCTCTGTTCTTAATAGGGTCATCTATAATGAGTAGATCGGCTCCTCGTCCCGTGGCCGATGTCCCAACACCCACAGCAAAATACTCACCACGGTGATCAGCAATGCGCCACTTATTAGCGGCAGTGGCATCTTGCGAGAGCCTCTTCCCCTCAAAAACCTTTTGATACTCTTCACTGTTCACTATCTCTCTTACATCGCGCCCAAAGTCAGTAGCTAGCTCTTGACCGTAGGAAGCGTGTATGATCGACGCATCTGGGTTGCGCCCTATGAACCATGCTGGGAATCGCCTACTAGCTAACTCACTTTTGCCATGTCGCGGTGGCATAAAGATCATTAAGCGATTAATAGTCCCTTTTTCTATTTCCTGCAATTTCTCGCAGATCAGCCTATGATGCTCTGCCGTAGCAAACTGGGGGAAGGTAAACTCCGTAAACCCAAGCAGCGTATCGTAAGCCTCTTGACGCTGTAAGAGTATCTCAGCCGCCTCTTGTGACTTATCCATCACAAAATTACTGCATCGCCATTCTCATCATACTCCACACCCTGCTCCTCGTCAAAATGCGGCTCAACCTTTTTGGACATATCTGGAAATATTTTTTTTATGTAGATAGGCGTTGTTTCACGTGGAACATCCTCAGAATTCTGAGGCTCTAGCTTCACATTGATCATTCGGGTGCCTCCACCTCAAGGGCAGTCTCGTCACCGCCGTAAATATCGTCCAAAACCTCCGACTCTACCGCCAGAGCCGCATCAGCCTTACGCCGCTGGGCTATCATCATCAATTCTTCCTTACTCAACTCCTTCAAAGGACGCTCTATCTTACTATGCGTCATAGCAACCTCCTTAGGAGCATGGAAACCCATTATCTTGCACCGCTGCTCCACACACCACGAAATTTTATCCAGCCACTTAGCATCACCCGCCCCAGCATCATCCCGCTGAGTGACTGTACGTGGATTAACCTGCTCGTCAAAGTGCGTTACCTTACGCCTCTCTGAACGGCTAGCCTCATAAGCCGCCCACGCTGCCCTCTCTATCTCATCTATCTTAGCCAACTGCTCCGATTTAGCAGAATGGAAGTTGTACACCGAAGCGTCCTCCCACTGAGCACGCAACTTAGACAGATCACGCTCAACAGTAGACACACTGACCTTTAACTCTTTAGCCATGTCCACCTGACGCATACCACGCAGGTACATAGACGAAAGAGCCGTCATATCAAACATCCTTTGCATCTTATTACGAACAGGGGCTTGTGGCATAACTAACCACCCTTTCTAGTAGGTGCTCCCTACGCTGTAGCCGTAGGTACTCTTATATAAATGTAATATATATGTAAATGCAGAGACTGACAAGCAACTATAGGGGAGGTTCAATCCAAAATTAGTGAGTTTGGTGGTGTTGTCATATATAATAAAGAAAACAAATTCGGGGAAGCGACGTTTGCTATGCGGCGTAGGATCGGCATGACATAACCCATAATAACCCCTAAGGGGTTTCCCTGCTTGTCCCTTTAGGGACTTCCCCTATGGTCCCTTAGGGACTTCCCCATAGGGCCAACTAACCCAAATAAAGGGCCGATTGGGGCGATCTGGCGGCCTATATAACCCAATTAAGCCCCTAAGGGGGCTGTGGAGGGTTAGTTGAGTGGTATGTTAAGCAGGGTAAGGTAAGCGAACCCAGTACGCTCCCTTCGCCCTTCCCAGCTTAGCATAACCCCTTGGTCCTTTATTTCGGTTAGTTCTTGGTGTTTGGGTCTCCTTGCGCGTTAAGACTTTCTGGGAACCATAGCTCTCCTTGCGCGTTGAGCCACCCATAGTTCATTATAGCGCAAAAAAGCGAGAGGGGTAACCATAGGGCTCCTTGCGCGTTAGAGGGTTCTTGGTGGCAAGCGGGAATCAGGTAGGAAATCCCTCCGGCAGCACGATTGGCAAAAGTCGTTTGGTCGGTTTCACGCGCGAGGACCAAACGACTTTCTTCGCTGTCGGTGAAAAAAACGCTTGACAGAATTCTTGGCGGTTCGTAGATTGACTGGACCATTCGGCATTCGGTCGTTTGGTATCACAACATCGTCCCAACATGGGATGCAACGAAAGGTTTGTTGTTATGAGTTATTTGAAAGCCCCATCCTCCGCGATCGAAGAGACCAGTGTGACCACTTCGGAAGATCGTTTCTCCGGCCCAATTCCCATGAGTGCCGAAGTTCAAGCCGAACCGTGCACGAAGATCAACAGGCGGGGAAAGACCCCGACCATCGCTCTGATACAACGAGGGGTGGACAAAGCGAAGCTGAACAAGACCGCCCTTACAAGTCTTGAGAAGAGCGTCTCGAAAGCGAACCGAGGTCAAGTTTATTGGCCGACCCGACGAATCAAGGTCGGTCTTGCCGAAGGCAATTTGAGCCTCGTCAAGCAGGGATTGGATCTTCTGATCAAGTTGGCCGTCACCGAAGCACCGAAGGTGACACCGAAGAAAACGACCAAGGCACCGAAGGTGACGAAGGCTGCTAAAGCAGCGGCAACGAAGGCTCCGAAGGAGACCACGAAAAAAGCTCCGAAGGAGACGCCGAAGAAAACCACGAAACAAGCTCCGAAGGAGACTG